TGAAAATGGCAAAAATACCACACATTCTACTTGGCAATTGAGAGCTAAAGCTGTTACCGAACGTATTGAGAAAGAAGAGTTCGCTAGGGTACTACTGGCTATTAATAAAAAACGAGGCTATAAAAGTAGCAGAAAAGCAAAAACTGAAGATGAAGGACAAGCAATAGATGGAATGGCTATAGCAAAGCGCCTTTATGATGAAAACCTAACTCCTATGGGCAGTAATATGAAATGTACATATACCTACTACCAAAAAAAGCTATAAAAACATTTAAAAAACAGGTAGTTATAACAAAAAAGCCTGAAAAAGGCAGGAAAATGAAATGTACAAAAAACCGCTTTTAATTACCATTTAATTACCGAGTAATTGCCCGATAATTACCATTTAAATAGAAGTAATTACCATTGGTGGGTATATATACCCTAATAATTACCAAAACCCCAACAAATACGCCAATTTAGGGCGTTTTTTTATGTCCTTAAACTACCAATACACCCACTTCTAAACACCCTTAAAAGGTACCCACCTAGCAAAGCCCAAAAACACCCTCTAAAAAAGTTGGTGTTGCAGTTGGCGTTGCAGTTGGCGTTGCAATTGCGTACATTTTAGCACACGAGTTAAAGGGGCAAATTACACTATTTTGGACTTTTTGAAAGGAAACGTTACCGAGTTGGCGGTATATTGCATTTGTTATATATCGTAAATCATTGATTTACAGCTTATTTATATTATTATCCCTTAAAAAGTGCCTTTTCTCCCCTATATATTATGTATGTGCGGGCAATAATTGTGTCTCCAAGTTTTTCACCTTGTCCTGCAATTCTGATACGTTCACCTCAAGTTCTGCAATTTTCTGATAGTTGGTAACAGGGTCAAGGAACTCAAAAGATATATGAGCTTTACACTCCCATATTTCTTTTATATCTTCTACCATTACAGTAATATGGTTGTAATCTCTATTATCAGACTTACAATAAAGAAGTCCTTTTTCTTTTGCTCTATTTGTTACCCTTTTTACTATTACCCCATCACGTTCTGTAACTACTACACATACTCTATTATCACTCAGCCACTCCCAATTTTCAACAAATTTACCTATTACATAGCTACCGTCCTGTAAGGTGGGATACATAGAAAAACCACTTACCTGAAACATACGATATGTGCCATTTCGCATTTCAGGAAGACTATATGTAGGTAGTTCCTCAATATAATTGCTATCATCATAGCCCTCAAGATAGCCTGCTTGAGCTTTTACTGATACTAATGGAATACGGTCATTATCGTCATCATCTACTACGACTACTTTAGGCATTAAACTCCTTCCCTCTACTTTTATAGGCTCAATAATCTCCACACGAGGCGTTGTTATTACCTCCTGCTTTTTTAGCATTTCACCATTTCCAGTGAGCAACCATTCTGCATTTAACTTAGAATGATTCGACAAAATTTTGGCGATAACATCACCTCCTACTTCACTATAAAGAGCATTTCCTCTAAAATTTGAAGAAGCGACGTTCAATTCGCCAAAAAATTTTTTTCTCTCAATTTGTTTATAATCAACATATTGAAGTATTCTTTGTTTAATAGGTGCTAAAATTTTGTCCATAATATTTTGTAGTGATAAAATTTTGACATACCTTTGCGCCATAATTGGAACAATAAGTAACAATGGACAAAAGTAAGAAAAAAAAGTATAACAAGTACAATGCAAGTGTAATAAATGCATTAATTGAGAAACACGGTTTCTCTGCGCGGTATATCCGTCAATGTGTAAGTGGGGAGCGCAACAGCCTCTCAGCTGACAAAATAAGAAAGGATTACCAAAGTATGGTTGCTCCTTCTGAAAGCAAAGTAAAAGAATTTTTAAATGATTAAACTATGAAAGCAGGAAACAAAGTAAAAGTATCGTCTTTTATTACTGTAGACCCTTATGGAAAAGCAGGGCAAATAGGCGTTTTAACGGGGGTATGTACCCGTGGAGATTTAGAGTTAGGCATTGTAACCTTTGCCGATAACAGCGTAGGTATCTACGATGTAGAATGTTTAGAACCAATAAATGAATAATATGATACAAGTAAAAACACAAGTAGTGCTCATAGAGAGTGAAGAGAAAAAAGAGCGTAAAGTAATAAAAACAGTCCACTTCTTAGGGTTACTCATATTTAAGAAAGAAAGCCCTTTAGGAATGTAAAAAGAGGCATACCGTGCAGTATGCCCTTGGGAAGCATTTAAAAACCTTTTAAAACACATTTAAAAATGACAACAAAAACCATTTATCATATAAATGATGATTTCCTTATCATCGGCAAAGAGATACGCACTACCTTCTTAGGGTTAGTGATAAAACGAGAAAAAATAGAGTATCAAAAACCAGTGAAGTACCGCGAATAACAAAGTACACGTTTCTCATAATTTATTTTTTTTATCTCCCCAGTGGTTGGTGTGACCGACAGCAAGCTAAGCGCAGTTCGTAACTGCACTGGGGAACAACTAAAAACTAAGACAAATGCCATACCTCTGGTTACATAATAAAGTCGCCGTCGAAGCAGAAGAGTTAGTGCCACAGCATTGGAATACACTCAATACGTTGCGCTCGGAGATACACCGTCATAGAAACAAACCCTATGGCGTGAAAAAACTCCAATCGGGTGGCAATGGGCGCAAGCTCCTTATCGACTACGATACTCTGCCTACCGACATACAGCACGCCCTTGGCGACCCTCGCAAAGAAGGACACCTCCTTGAGCGTTACTATGCCGTGAAAGACGAAACTATTCGTTTCTATGCCGGTTGGAAACGCCAAGGCAAACCCCTCACCGATGACGAGATAGACCGCTATGTTATCAATGCTACTACCTTGCAGGCACTCGTAACACTTGAAAGTGAACGCCTTGCCGTACGCCAGTCGTTACACAAAAAGAGCCCTACCAAAGGGCTTGCACAAAGCCTCCTTACCGATGCTTTGAGCTTCAACGAAACCCTGCCTCCCAGCCGTAAGCACTCCCTCCCTGAAAGTCTACGCCATTTTAAAAATGCCTTCAAAGCCTTTAAAAACGAAGGACTGCTTTCAGTGATTAAAGACCCTTACGGCAAGGGTAAGCAAAACGCCCGCAAGGTAGATGAGCGTGTAATAGAAGTGATTAAAGGCTTATTCGTAGGACAAGAGTACAAACCCACCCCTACCGATATAGCCCGCCAATACGAGTCTTTCCTTAGCGGATATATAGAAGTATTCAACAAAGAAACCGGCGAACTGTACGCCCCCGAAGAGTTCCCCGCCCTTAGCGAAAGCACTATCAAAGCCTACCTATCGGCTTGGGAAACTAAAATCGCTACCTACAGCCTCCGCTCTGGCAACCGACAAGCCTTTATGGGACAATTTATCCCCTACGCTCAAACCGAACTACCTACCAAAGCAGGTTCGCTCCTCTCTATTGATGACCGCCAACCGCCCTTTTGGTACGACAAAGGCAAACGCCTTTGGTTTTATATCGGCATAGATGTAGCCAGCCGTTGTATGACAGCCTTCGTATATGGTAAAACCAAAGAAGGCATCATCTTAGAGTTCTACCGCCAGCTGGTGCGCAACTATCACCAATGGGGCTTAAAACTCCCCTTTGAGTTAGAGTGCGAAAGCTCCCTCAACAGCAGTTTTTTAAACACTTTCCTACGTGATGGCTATATGTTCCAAAAGGTAAGGGTTGAGGCTAACAACGCCCGCGGTAAATATATAGAACGTATGTTTGGAAAGATGCGTAACAATAAAGAAAAATACGCCGAAGGTTGGATAGCACGCCCCTTTGCTAAGAGCGAAGCCAACCAAGCGGGCAAAGGAGCTACTAAAATTATCCCTTATAACGAACTGGTGCAGGCACGCCTCGCCGATATAGAAGATTGGAACAACGAGCCACACGATGAGCACCCCGAAGTAAGCCGTTGGGAGTATTTCCTAAACAACCAGCTCGAAACCCTCCCCGAGACCAATTACCGCGCTATCCTGCCCCATATAGGCTACAGCGTTAAAACAAGTTGCAAACAAGGATACATCAGCCTTAATAGGCAAAAAATGGCAATCGCCGAAGATAGCACCATACTCACCGGCGAGCCCCTTATTGAGAAAATGAAACAAATAGAAGGTAAAGAGATAGAAGTATTTTGGCTTGATAGCAATGAAGGCGACCTTATCAAAGCCATAGCCTATTGTGGCGGTCGCTATGTATGCGAAGTACAACCAATGCCAAAATTCCAACGTGCACGTGCCGAGCAAACAGAAGCCGATATGGTAGCCAAAGCCCTACAAGATGCCTATACGATGACTATCGTACGCTTTGTACAACATCACAGCAAGCAAATAGCCGAAGTAGGCATCATCAACCGCGCACCGGCACGCCAACGCGCTTTCGTTATCCCAAGCCTCAAACGCTACGAAGCCACCAATACCACAGAAGTCGAAATACTCAGCGATTACGACTCCTTAGACGAAGACGACAAACAAATATTGTATAACCCCAGTACCGGTACCGAGTACACCCAATCTTGGAGAAACAAATACACTATATAATGAAAATAGCAATCGAATTTAAACAGAAAGTACGCGAGGCTATGTTAGCCGACCGCGAAAACTACGGAGGTTCCGACACAGCTTATGCCAAACGCCTCAAACTAAGTGCCGCCATTTATTCACAAATCAAAAATGGCAAAATAGACAAAGTACTATCCGACACCCAATGGCTTGTAATTGCCCATCAGCTCGGTGTACAAGTGAACGACAACGGCTGGAAAGTAGCCCGCACACAAGTCTACACCGAAATTGAAGACAACTTGCTATACTGCAAAACTTACAGCAAATCAATGATACTGGTAGACGACTGTGGTATAGGAAAAACCTTCTGCGCACGCCACGTTGTAAAGCAACAGAAAAACGCCTTTTATATAGACTGCTCACAAGCCAAAACGAAACAACAATTCATTCGCCTGCTTGCCAAAACCATAGGCGTGGACGATACAGGACGATACACCGATGTAAAAGCCGCTATTAAAATGTGCCTCCTGTACTTAGAACAGCCTTTAGTCGTATTAGACGAAGCAGGAGACCTCGACTACAACGCCTTCCTTGAGCTCAAAGAACTATGGAACGCCACACAAGGACAGTGCGCCTGGTATATGATGGGAGCCGACGGTTTGCGTGCCAAAATAGAGAGCGGTATCGCTCACAAAAAAGTAGGCTATGCTGAAATCTTCGACCGCTTTTTTGACATCACCACTATTGTACCCCAAGGCACCGACGACCGCAAAGCCTTCTACATACAACTACTGGGCGATGTAGCCACCGTAAACGCCAAACAGCAAAGCGATGTAGATAAGTTAGTACGCAAATGCCTCAACCCAAGCGGTAAGAAAGACGCTACCGCCTCAGATATGAAACGACTACGATATTTAGAAAATCTCATAAAACTAAGCTGAAACAATGGCACGAATAAAAGCAATATACGGCAAACAACTACTCGAAAAAACCTATAAAACATTCCCTTTTAAGGGCGAATGGGCACGCGCCCTGGGCAACCCCGAAGTAGCAGGCTTTTGGCTCATATACGGCAAAGAAAAACAAGGAAAAACGTGGTTCTCACTCAAACTCGCCGAGCACCTAAGCAACTACGAAACCACAATGTACATCAGTGCTGAGCAGGGCACCAGCAAAACATTCCAAGACGCCTATATGCGTGCCCAACTCGACCCTTTTAATCGCCGACTAAAGATAGTACCCTATACTGAAATTGCCGAAATAGAAAACACCCTTGGAAAACAAAGAAGCTCAAAGGTAGTCATCATCGACAACACTACTATTTACAAAGACGAACTCACAGCCCCAAAGTTACGAGAGTGGAGCCGAAAGTACCGAAACACCCTTTTTATCTTTCTCTCACACGAAGAGAAAGGCGAACCCGACCTCGCTGTAGGTCGCCTCTGTAAGAAGCTCGCGGAAATCGTTATCCGAGTCGAAGGACTTGCCTGCCACGTGTCGGGGCGTTGCCCTGGTGGCACCCTCGTTATCGACGAAGAGAAAGCACAACTCTATTACGACACTAATATCACCCCTAATACCTAATACAATGAACACCCTAAAAACAATAGCCCAGCAAATCACCTATCGCCACGCCCTTGCCCACCAATTAGGTATCACCTACTTGCAGTACGAAAACCTACATTATGAGTTCTATATAGATTGGTGTGTCCACCTTATACAACAAGGCAAAGCATTGCATTTAAAACCTCTCGTCAGCCACGATAGTCTAATGAATTGGTATGACGATCAGTGGTACAGCGAGGTGGAGAAAACCATCGAACGCCTCTATGGCAACGACATCACCCTATTCAATGCCGACGACGTCCTCCTGCTCATCACTATCTACGCAGAAAATATCCTGCAGTACTATCCCAGTGTACTCCTAAAGAAAATAACCGCTCGTACGGCTCGCACCGAACACTAAGCGAACACCAAGCGAAGACAAACCGAACACAAGATGAGATTAGAACCTAACGAAATCAGCGATTACGACTACATTAACCGCAAGCTCAGAGAGCACGCACAAGAGCTCCTCAAAACCGCCAAAAAGCAAAAGCGTCCCGTGCGATACCTCCCGCAAGGTATTAGCGGTGATAGCGTGCGATGGTGGGCAGACCTCAAAAAATATGGTAAACTAATAACAGAATAACTATGAAAAATAGATTTTTAGAATACACCGAAGCCCTTGCTCTTGACACCTTTTTACAGGTGCTTACTTTCGAGCAACGGTTACAAACCTGCCAATACCGCGCAGGTAAAACCAACAAAGTGCCCGCATTAGTACAGAAGTTACAGGACTGGATATGTTACAATCAGTGGCAACCTCCTGCCTTTCGATACGACGCTTTTACCCGCGAACTCCTATGGGAAGATGACAACGCCGAATGGCAACCGCTAAGTAAGCACCCGCTATATAAAGTAAAAGTAACAGGATATTAACAAATAACAATTATCAATTATGACAGTAGATTTAACACACCTCACAGAAGAGCAACTCAAAGCAGAACTACAACGTCGTGAAAAGGCTCAAAACGAAAACCGCGAGGCATACAAAGCCCTCGTCAATGAGGCAATTCCACAAATTATCGGTAAGCTACAAACCTATTCCGAGCAAATGGCGGAAGTAAAGCTACATACCTTTGAAGCTCTTAAAATTCTCTTAGATACCAAAAACGAAGTCTACGAGGTCAAAGGCGACCAACAAAGCCACACCTTCACCGATACCCACGGCAACACCATCACCTACGGCTTCCGCGTCATAGACAACTGGGATGACACCGTAAACGCCGGCATCGAAAAAGTCCGCGACTTTATAGCATCACTCGCTAAAGACGACGACAGCGCCAAACTCGTAACCGTCATCAACCGCCTGCTCAAAAAAGACGCCAAAGGCAACCTCAAAGCCTCCCGCGTACTCGAACTCACCCGTGTAGCCAAAGAATTTGATAACCCCGCCTTCACCGATGCTGTAACCATCATAGCCCAAGCCTATCGTCCACAGCGTTCAGCGTTCTATATCGAAGCCAACACGATTGACGAGCAAGGCAAAAAGTGTAACATACCTTTATCGCTCTCATCGGTAGATTTCCCTCCTGGTACTGATATTAAGCACCTCTTCCCAGTACACGAGAAGTACGAAGAGAAAGCGTAACAACATCAGTCGTCAGATTAGTTGGACGAGTCGGACTGGTCTGGCGACTATTTTAAATAACCTTTAAACACTGTTTAAAATGAACCCCGACGCTTTAATAGAAAAATATAAAGGAAAAAACCTCTCAGAGATAGCCAAGGAAAGTGGTTTTACCGTAACTCATACCTATACCAAGGAGTTTATAAAATCAGATAAAAAAGATAAAAAAAATGATAACCAAAGAACAAATTAAGATACTGCAAACCCTACTCGGCAAGCAGTATAGAGACAGAGAAGAGCGTTTAGCGTTCGTCTCGGCATTTGTAGGCGAAGAGGTAACCAGTATTAAAAAACTCACTTCTCAACAAGCCTTTGGGCTCATACGCTACCTCAAAGACGGGCAGGTTGCACCCGCAAGTTATTATGCAAGGTTTGACGCACAAAACCCACAGCATCGCACCCTATTAGCCCGATGCCACGAGTTAGGTTGGGTACAAGAGGATAACTCCAAGTACGTAGACCTCAATCGTCTTGGCAGTTTTCTTATCAGCAGTCGTTCCCCCGTAAAGAAGGCTCTTGCCGATATGACCAGTAAAGAAGTGAGTAAAATCATATTTGTACTCGAAAAGATGATACAACAACGCTATGAAAGAAGTTAGAAAATTAGCCAATGAGAAAATTAGCAAATTAGCCAATTGCCCTCACAAGCATACCGAACGCCGAACCCTTGCCCACTACTGTACCGTCGAGGTAACCGCAATATTTTGCAAAGATTGTGGCAAGCAATTAACAAAAGAAGAGTGGAATGTATAACAATTTAAATACAAAATACAATGGAAATAGACGATTATGATATAAGTTACTCCTCAATATGCGATAGGATTAATGGAAACCCTCAAGCAGCAAAAAAAGAGCTATTGCGTTTGTGCAATATGACCATAAAAGCAGAAGAAAAACTTAAAAAATTAGAAGAGGAACTAAGTGAGGCAAAAAATGATGTAAGATTTTTTAAAAAAGGCATATACAACACCTTTCATTACTTCCGCAACCAAATTGGCAAACTACCCTCCTCTGTTATCCTCCGTGAAGGAAAGACGATATACATCATTAAGTACTTCGATGAAGATAATATCACAATTAATGTTGAAAAAGAAAGTTTTTAATTACTAAAACACAAAGAAAATGAGAACAATCAAAGATTTAACCGTAAAAGTAACCTACAGTGTAGGTTTATCAGATGTAGAAGTCTCCGATGAAGTATTTGAACAATTGGATAAAATGGCAGACTATGGATTTTCTGTTGAAGATTGTGAAAGTAGCAAGTATCCAGAAGCGTTTGATTGGCTTGCTTACAACATAAGAGAAAGAGATGCTATGGATTGGGCATACGAAGTAGAAATTGACTAATAACCTTAAAAAATCACAAATAAAATGAACACACAAAATCACCCTACTTGGCTCGTATCCTTAGAGATAGCCAAAGAACTCAAAGCGATAGGATTTGATAAACCCATATTATTTCATTATTACGAACACGACTTTGACATTATTATAGAAACAAATAGTTACTATAATGAAGGAGAAGCGCAAGGATATTTACATTTTTACATATCTGCATTTAAAGAAGAAAACTTTAATAGAGATAAGAAATGTATTTCTCTCCCCACTTGGGAACAAGTTTTTGCTTGGTTCAGAGCAAAAGGCTACTACGGCAACCTCGAAGCCACCAGCAAAGGTACTTCAGCCTACATTTTTACTCCAGAAGTAGATTACGGAGAATGTTGGGAGTTTGCCTACAAAGAAAGCTACGAAGAAGCCCGCGAAACCCTACTTTTCAAACTAATAGACCTTTATAAAGTAGCAAACCAATGACCTACACCGTAACCCTACACCGTACCCACACACTACTAAAACTCACCTATAAAAAAGGTGAGCTTTGTAAAATAGAAATCAAGAGCGGAGGGCTCAACAGCCAGCAATACCAACAACTCGGAGCTATCCTACCCCCACAAGAGGAAGATATAGAACGCTACCAAGAGCAATGGAATGGCAACGTATCTTACAGTAAAGACGAGCAACAACCTGCAAGCCTATACACTCAATTCTTAGACGAGTGGTTTGGTTTCTACAATCGTCTATACGGCTTCCCTCCCAAGTTCACTGGAGCCGACGGCAAAGCCCTCAAGCAAATCATTAGCTATCTGCAACAAGTATCAGCAAACGACACTGAAGCCCTTGCCACGTGGCAATACCTATTCAACAATTGGCAGAAGATGGACGCCTTTCACCAAAAGAATACTGATTTAAAATACATCAATTCACAACTTAACAAGATATTACAAAATGCAAAACGAGGTAACAGTAGTGCAACAACAGCCTACAGCGATAATTTCAAGCGAGAGATTCTTCAAGGTCTATTCACCCGCTAACTGTATGTTACATAGCTACAAACTCAAAACCATAGACGATGCTATCAACCTGCCTACGCCCAGTATCAACGCCGTAAGGCGTGACTATGGAGCAGAGGCTTGCGACAAGTTCGTGATGGCGTGGCTCGTCTACCTAAACGAAATGCTCAACCTATCCCGTCCAATGAGTGAAGACCAAATAAGGCTTTGCAGTAGCCAAATAATGAACGATTACGGTTACTTAAAGCTCACCGAGATTTCCTTCATATTCAAACGCATATTATCGGGCGAATACGGCGAGTTTTATGAACGTCTTGGCATTGATAAAGTACTTAGTTTTTTTCGCCAATACGACAAAGAACGCTTCACCTTTATAGATGAACAACGACAGCGAGAGCACTCCGAGTTTCGCTATCAAGAACGGGCTAATGAAACCCCTTTAGATGACTTTAAACGTCGTTTAAAAAAAGCCTACAGACTAATCTAAAATGAGCTAATTAGTAATTTTTAACATTCGCTAATTGGCTCATTTGCTAATTTGCTAATTATGTCATATCTTTGCACTATAAAACTCCTCATCCTCTTTGGTATATGCAACTTAAACGCAAACAATGTAAACAACGTCTTCAGCGTCGCAACGAAAAGATACGTGAACTCTTCGGTGAGCTGACTAACAAGTACCCTCAATGGCGTATAGACGCGGTGATTGAGGAGGTAGCAGGTAGGGTATATTTGTCTCCTCGCACCGTAGAAGCTATCCTCTCTTATGAAGGTATTTATGCAGAAAGTTAAAAATGTTGAAAAAAGTTTTGGTAGTTTAAAAAATAGTTGTACCTTTGCACTATCGATTCTGCGGATTCGATAATACCAACGCCTATGATAGAGTTAAAACTCTTATCATAGGCGTTCGGGTTTTATTACAAAAACTCTACCTTAATCAGTTCCCCACTTTCTTTTAATATCCATACTTCACTTATCTGTTTTCCTTCATTAATTCTAAACTTTATTAACTTTTTGAGGTGCTCCATTGTATAATTACCCTCGTCTATTATAATACAATCAGATTGTTTTAATCCTCTTGAAAGCATATTTGGTAAAGAGTTTTTAGCGTCTCTATGCCCCTCGTGCTCATAGAACTTATTTCCTACTTTAAAGTCAGGGCATTTGCCCCAATAAGGGGTACCTTGCAAATCGGCATAAAGTTGTTGGTAAATTTTGTTTTTCAAAGGCGAGCTAAAGTGTGGTA